ATACCATGTTTGACACTGTGTCGGATGCCCAACCAATGTCCATACTGGCCTTTGTGAGCAATCTCTTGCGGATCTTGATCTACAAAATCCACATACCAATGCTTAATGTTCAAAAACACCAGCGTCAACAGTGCAATGGTCATCATGTTACCAACCTGCCTTGGTCAAAATTTCCTGTGCGTAGGCTTGATCTGCAGGATAGTCTGCAAACTTCTTTTGCCACACATCACTGTCTATGTAAGACCAAATCATTGCAACTTGGTCAGATGTCAATGAGTTTAAAAATTGCTGTCCCGATTCACAGTTATAAATGATCCAGGGCGAGATGCGGCCTGCTGTGATAGCATAGCACAGTGCAGGAACACTACCATATCTCAAACAATGATGTGATTGAGCACTGTGTTTTTCCGCCCAGTCCATGCTGAATTCTACGCCACGTGCCAAGGCGTCAGCTACATTTTCCAATGGCAAGTAGGTCAGCAGATATTCAGTGTAGATTTGATCTGACGCCCAATGATCAATTTTTTTGTTGTGTTTCAACAACCATTCAAGAAACTGTTGTGGATTGATCACCCTGGTATCCACACAGTATCTTCCAAATTTCACAAATGCACGATAGTATGCAGAGTCAGCAAAGTCGTCAAATGTTTTGAGTCGAGCCGACCCTTGAGTAATCTCATAGAATCTAATGTAAGCCCTAAATCCCAGTTCTACACCGCGTTCACTGCGCTCTTGCCGTCGACGTTTGGGCTCGCACATGTGAACTGCAATTGACGTTTCTTTGACGAATGTTTTTTTGCAGTACTGACACTGATGGTTCATTTGACATCTTCGCCAAGATTTTTTCTATACTCATTGATTTCTTTTTGAGTCACAATGTTCATCATGACTTCAATTTCATCATCTTTGTAATGAGGGAACAGTTGTTGCAGTGCTTTGCGTTTTTCACCCGACCCATTTTCTTTTTTCTTTGTGGCAATCCAAGTATGGCGGTGAGTGCCCATATTCGGGCTCACCGTGGTTGCCAGCAACCACTGTAGTTTTTTGTGTCGAGCAGTGTTGATATCAAAGAAGTGTTTGTTCAATCGCTCGTTGGTGGCAATCACATAAAACTCTTGCAAATCTTGACTGCCTTCCACTGACGAGCCCCACCGTATCATAAGATAGGGGCTGAATTTTTTGCGTTCTTCTTCGGTAAGATCGTCGTAGAATGTTCTGACCTTGCGATCAAACATACGCATTTCGTTCCCAATGTTCAGTTGATCACTCATGAGTTTTCTTTAGATTATACAGCACAAACAGTTGTTCCAGCAACTCGCGCATGGCCGGATCTGATTCGCACATCAACAGCACATGGTTGATATGGTTCATGTAGTATCTGCGCTCTCTGGTCTCTTGCACTTGACTGTCATAACCCACAATTTGTCTCTGGGTGGATCCAAACTCTCTGGCATAGATACAACCATTGGCACGTTCATAAATGTATGTGGCGCCAGGTTTAAGACTGCCCATATGTATATCCATACTGACTGTGGGCCCAACGCAAAAATCTTTCTAGTCCATCCTGATCATCGGGATAGCTTTCTAGATAGATACGCACCAGTCGATTGATCATTTCAAAAACTTGTGGTTCAGTATACATTACCAGGCTTTATTGTAGTTGACAATCTCACAGTTGCGGCTGACATCTTTGACAAAATACACACAGTCTGGTTCTGGATCATTGTTGATGGGCACAGCCAGCATCTGTCCATTTTTCAGCTTGGGCGCATACCACGACACTTCATGATACACATCTAAAATTTCAATGTCAGGAAAGCTGGGGCGATAACTGGTCAATGGATTGAATTGAAAAACTCGAAATCCACGATCATTGATGGATGTCAAGGGCAACACTTCTAAGTCACCAACGTCGGGTTCGCCAATCAGCACTTGCCAATCCATGGGCATTTTTATGGTAGTGGTGCCTATTCGCAGTACCAGGGCAGGTGCGTTAAAGCTTTCTAAAAAAATCAAAGGAATAAAATGATAATCTGGATCTGCTGGATTGCTGTTGTCTAGTATGGCAAATCGTAAATCGTCGATTTCTTCGGGCAAATGATCTAGATCATAGTGAGTGTTGTCTAATGTCAATATTCTCATAGTGCAAGTATAGATGGTTTATTTCAAACTGTCAAGATGTTTTTGAATTTTGACATGTATGTTGGCGGCCACAGTTTCTTGAGTGGCTCGATCAGTGTGAAACGGTGTGTCATAGTTGCGATCTTTTTCTGAAAAGTCATAAGCCACTTTGCCTACATCTGCATCGTTAAAACACAGCGGCAATATTTGGTTATCTAACATGATCCGATACCAGTATTCAAATAACCATGTGTCGATAGTGTTTTGTAAATTGTAATCGAACAGATGTTTGAGATATAAATTCACGGCCAACAACTGTTCTTCTCTGTGTTTCAACAGGGTATTTTCTTCCAGGCCTTGCCAGACCGTGGAAAAAATTGGCGAGTTTTTGTCACCAACAAAAGGTTGTCCAGTTGATGGCATGCCTAAGTCAAAGTAAACAAAATTTTTAAGGCCTGCTTCAGGACGAAAACGATTATCTCTGAGCACGATTTCAACTCTATTGGCCCAAGTTTTGTTGTAGACCACTGCATCAACGTTGGATTGCACTGCATGTTGAATTTGAAACATGATACCAGTGTTGCTGAAACCACCGTGCGCCAAATGTAACACTTCGTATCCATACTGATCTTCCAGTATGTGACTGAAGTGAGCTCGAGGACCTGTACCAGTTTTGGCCAGATCGACATTGCTGGCTGCACAGAAACTATCGCCACACACAGCAATTTTTATTTTTGAATCATCCATTCTAATTTTTCCTGACTAAAAGGATAGTTGGCCTCACGATAGTAGGCCTTGCGTTTGGTCAAATGCCTTCGAGCAAATTTGCAGGTACTGGTTATGTCCCAGATTTGCACGTGGTCTTTGTCTTCGGCTTTGCGGATTCCCCGCCCAATGCTTTGTATGACTCGCACAAAACTCTTGCCGGGTTCAACAAGCACAAGATTGAAAATACGGGGGATGTTGATACCCACTGCGGCCACGCCATATGTGGCCACAATGATTTTATCTGTTGCCTCTGCCACCTCATCATATTCGTCCTGTCTATCTTTGGCCTTGGTTGCGCCGGATACAAACACAGCACGGTCGCCTAGTCGTGACACCAGTGCTGTGCCTGCTGCCACACGATCCACCAGCACCAAGGTATTGCCAGTTTGATTCACATGCTCTATGAGCTCGGCCATGGCATCTAGACGCCCTGACTCTTCCAGCAGATATTTAAGCTCACTCTGATAGTTGGCGTATTCAACATGATCCTGTAGTTGCACAATGTTCACATGGCACTGAGCTAACACTCCTTGCTGTTGCAGTTCGTTGGCACTCAACTTGCCAATCACAGGACCCAAACTAACCAGCAAGGACTGGCTTTCAAATTTTTCTTTGGGTATGGTGCCGGTCAAACCCCAGCGAATTGGCACTCTGGCCATGACACCTGTGAGCAAGGTTTTCAGTGCATCAGCCTTGGCCATGTGCACCTCGTCCACAATCACACAGACCACATCTTCAATGAAGTCCTGTATGGTGGCTTCGCCTACGCCTGCTTTGGTGTTCTTCAACAGAACATTTAGACTTTGCCAGGTGCAGATGGTGTGCTGATGTCCGTGTTCTTTGCGGTCACCAAAGTAAACGCCCACATCCAGCCCCACATTGCGATAGTCTTTTTCTGTCTGTGTCACAAGACTTTTGTTGGGCACAATCACAATTGATCTGCCATAGGGCTCTACACAGGCACTCATGGTAGCAGTCATTATGGTCTTACCTGCACCTGTGGCCACTTCTTGTATGCACTGAGGATTCTGCAAGAAGTTGTTGACAATTTCTACCTGATAGTCCCGCAACATAATAGGTTCACCAGCGGCAGGATGTCCTTTGGGCCATGTTTTGTATGCCCAGCGATTTTCTTCTACCAATTCAAAGTCAAATGTGACTGAGTAATCACGTTGATCGTCTAGTTCAACATCCCAATTGTATTGCTCCAGCAAGGGCAATATTTCAGGCAGCAGGTTGG